AATCCAGCAGCCAAGTCGTGTGATTGCTAAAGGGTTGAATGGACCACAACGCTACGCTCTCTTGGAGCACAAGTGGTCGCAATTCAAGAATCCACACGCAATCGGCATAGATTGCTCACGGTTTGACGCCCATGTAAGGGAGGAGATGCAGAGGCTGGAGGGATTAGTATACCGACGGTGGAATAAGTCCCGGGAGTTCCGGTCGCTATTAGACAAACAATTAACGATGAAGGGGCGAACACGTTCTGGAGTTAAATATAGTCTTTTTGGTGGCAGGGCTTCAGGTGATGTTAACACTGGGGGTGGAAATTCCCTACAGATGCTTTTGATGTTGGTGGCATCTTTGGAAGATCGCGATTACCCGTTCGAGTTCGTTGTGGACGGTGATGATGCTGTGGTTATCATTGATGCGAGTAATGTTGAGGATGCTGAGCGATCACTTAGAGATTTCTTCGTTCTGTGCGGACACGTACTCACTTTCGAGTTCAGCACGAACGAGTTCGTTGGAATCAAATTTGGTCAATCCCATCCGATACTAACCACTGGCGGAGGCGTGATGGTGAGGGACCATGCCCGGGCGTTGGGGCGTGCCTTCATATCCCATAAGCACTTGGGAGAGCCGGTGGGGGGGCGGAAGTTCCTGCGAGCAGTGGTGATGTGTGAAGCACACCTAGCGCGCGGAGTGCCCGTTCTCCAAGAGTACTTTCAGAAGATGTTGCGCTTGCTAGGGCCCGGTCCAGCGCATTTCCATCTGTTAGACGACTGGCGATACCAAACCTACCTAGACGGTGATAAATCTCTCTTGAATGTCGACCCCCTACCCATTTCTGACACCTGTCGAGACCAGTTCGCGCGAGCCATGGGCGTCGAAGTCGACCATCAGCGGTTGTTAGAGGCTGCATTTTGTGATCTGCAGGATCCCTTTGACTTAACGAGGATGGAACTCTCGGGCTACTGGAGGGAGTGAGCGTTAAGAGGTTCGCGAAAACGGCAAGGGAGGGTTGGGGCGGTATAGCTGAGGAGATACCAGAAGTTCCAAACCCGAGGCGGAAAGGCGTAATACTCCCCTTTTCAGGGGGCCCGGACCATGATGATGATGGCTCACCACTTGATATTGTGGTCAGTCGAAAGAAACCTCAATAGCTCTGAAACAGTTAGGTCTTATCAACCTATTTCCTGGATAAATGAGTGAGGTTTCGGCATGGTTTCAATCCGGTGGCTGATTGGCTTTGGCGGCGGGGCAGTGTTATCCAATGAAGCGTTGGGAGAAAGGGGGTAAAGTGGTTGTAGCGTGTGGTTGGGATTCGGGCCCTCACAGTACGGGCGTTCCGGTTCTAGTAGAGAGAAGACAGGCAGGGGATGGGGATAGGAGCTGTGGAAGCACCTTTGCAACACAGGTAGCCATTAGTAGGACGAATTCCCTTGATGGATGTGTAGTTCAAAAGTTGGGAAGACTACCTGGGCATTTAGTTGGTGGTTATGGGACTTCAGCCTGGTGACCCGAGTGATTAGCCCGGCACACGAGAAGGAACTTAATGTGGAATTGACCACATCCTAGTCAGCCGAACTGGGGAGCGTTTGACGTAAGTTCCGGGGAGTATTGTGTTGGTCGAAAGTTTGGGCCCTATGTTTGTACCTTATCTGGGGAAGGGCATAGGTGTTATAGTAGTTGGTCCTCACACCAGCTTGCTCTGTTCGTGTCAAACTTTAGCCCGTTGTAACATCCCATGTCGTGGGTGTCGGTGTATAGTTGCGATAGGACAGAGTAAGCGAGAAAACTCGTACGACGGTTGTAAATATCGTGGTTTAACCACTACTCTCTTCACTGAGTGACCGTTAGAGCGTACTCTAGCCACCCTATTTCTTTTGGGGACCGAGGCCATTCAGGGGTGTAAGTAGCAGTAGCATCAATTGTGGGGGGGGAAGTAGTTCGACGTGGCACCAGCGGCGTAAGTACCAGCGATGGCCAGTAGCCTGGAGGTTGACCACATGTAGAACAAAACAGAACCCACATGGTGTGTTCCGAATACCATTCTTTTCGCAATCGTTGTGTATCTCAAAATCGGCGGTTCGTTCGATCGAAAGGGGCATCCTCTCCATCTACGGTCTTCCCACCCCGATCAAGCAGTACTCCCCTAAACAGCCCACTTGCCGTTTAGCGAACACTCTCAATTTCCCAGGGTTGCAAGGGATTTGGGAGCCGAGTTGCCCGGATTCTAGGTGGCCGAAGCCGTCCGGATAGCACCCACCGAAAATTGCCATGGCAGGTTTGACCAGCTGGCCATGAAGAACAAATTGGTCGCCCCGAGGTTGAGTTAGCGCCGAAGGTGTTCCAGCACCATTGCCCTGGCGCGCTCGCGG